AAAGCCGCGAAAATATCAAGATGGGTGGACTGGAAGTGATGGTAATACCTGACGCTGAATTTCAGACCATGGCAAAAACAACGGTGTCTTGGATGCAGGAGGAAGCACGTGCAGAGGCCCAACGAAAAATCGATTCCGATCACATGACAGCTTTCATTCGAGAAGTGATGGACATGGAACGTGAATCGCCAATGCCGATTCCTGAGTTGAAAAAGGTTCGCATGTCTATCGTTGATGAATCTGGCACGGCAAAAAATCTCCTTGAATCAGCGCTTGCAGGCGATCTGTTGCGTAAAAGCTTTGGTAAATTGATTTCGTCTTCTACTTCGTCAGTGAAAGTATCGACGGACGCGGATGGTCGCTTTGCAGTTCCATTAAAAGGCAAGACTTGGTTTATCGCAGGAAGCCAACGCGAAGTAGGAGATGAAACTGAGCAATACCGCTGGCTCAAGAGTTACGAACCTATCGAGGGAGCTGCAACTGCATCGATGTCCATCTCTAATGAGTCTGATATTCAATCGGAAGCAGAGTTGTATGGAATACTCTCAAGCGTAATTGGAAGCTCAGGTGATCTGCAAGAATTTCAAAAAGTGGAGGTTTCTGAGAAAATGAAATCCATGGTAGCAAAACATCGCGTATTAGCGAAATCTGCGAAAGAAAAAGCAGAGCGTGAGGCAGCAGAAGCGAAGTCTAAGGCAGAAAGGGAAGCAGCAGAGGCGAAAGAAAAAGCAGAACGTGAGGCTGCTGAAGCAAAGGCCAAAGCAGAGCAAGAAGCCATAGAAGCAAAGTCCAAACTTACCGCAGAGATTGGAACTGGGCGAGTAGGAGCCACCTTGGTTTTGCCGTTTGCGGGAAAGACGGTTATGCCCTTTGCTTTTTGTCCGGCGGGATCTTTCACAATGGGAAGTCCGCCAACGGAAAACGGTCGAGGAAGCAATGAAAACCAAGTACGAGTGACCATCACTAAAGGGTTCTGGATGGCAAAAACCGAACTAACTCAGGCGCAATGGCGCGCAGTGATGGGTAATAACCCCAGCAGTATCAATGGTGATGACCTGCCTGTGGAGACTGTGTCGTGGAATGACGCTCAAAAGTTTATCAAGAAGGTGAACGACAGCGGCTTGTTACCCGAAAGCTGGAAAATGACCCTGCCGACGGAAGCACAATGGGAGTATGCCTGCCGGGCAGGAGAAACAGGTCCTTATTCGGGTGGAACTATCGATCAAGTGGCATGGTATACCGGCAACAGCGGAAGCACAACTCACGCCGTAGGGACGAAGAAACCAAATGCATGGGGGCTATACGACATGCATGGAAACGTGAAAGAGTGGTGCGCGGATTTGAGCGCGGAGTTACTGGGCGATATTTTGCCGGGCGGCGCGGATCCATACGTGTCATCGGGCGATAAGCCGATGGCGCGCGGCGGTTGGTGGGGCATTTACGACGAAGACTGCCGCGCGGCCAATCGGTCAGGAGGTGTCCTCCTGAATCTCGGGACGGTCATGATTGGCTTCCGCCCCGTCCTAGTTCCATCCGAAAAACAAGACAAGTAGCGCAGGCATGAAGACTGGAGACAGAGGTGAAGGACATACCGGAGACGGAGGGATTCAGTGCCATAACGAAGGTTGACTCCACCCCCGGCGCATGAGCGCCCTTACCGTCACCCTCGGAGCCGATATTACTGCGTTGAAGCGTGCCATGGCGGGAGCCACCGAACTGGTATCGGCATCCGCGCGCCTCATGGGCAAGCTTTCGAGCGCCGGGCTTGCGGGGATTGGCAAGGGTGGCGCGGCTGCGTTGAGCAAAGGTTTTTCAGTCGCTGGTGTGGCTCTCAAAGCAGGACTGGGGGCAGCTTTGGCGGGCGGTGCTGCAGCAGTGGGAGTGGGTGTGAAGGCGGTCAATGCAGCCGCCAACTTCGAGCAGACGAAGGTCGCATTCTCTACTCTCATTGGCGATGCCGCCAAGGCTGAGGAAACACTGGGCAAGCTCCGTGAACTGGGAGCCAAAACGCCATTCGAGTTCCCCGAACTTGCTGATGCGGGTCGTAAGTTGATCGCATTCGGAGAATCTGCCGACTCGGTGCCTGAGACACTTCGACGGATCGGTGACGTGTCTGCCGGTGTTCAAGCACCAGTCAACGAGATCGCAGAACTTTACGGCAAAGCCCGAGTGCAAGGTCGCTTGTTCGCCGAGGACATCAACCAACTCACGGGCCGAGGCATTCCGATCATTCAGGAACTGGCGAAGCAATTTGGTGTGTCGGATTCCGAAGTGAAAAAGCTCGTTGAGTCCGGGAAGGTTGGATTCCCGAACATCGAGAGAGCTTTCATGGATATGACCTCACAGGGCGGTAAATTCTCCGGCATGATGGAAGCACAGAGTAAAACGACATCCGGCCTGTTCTCGACACTCAAGGACTCGATCAACGAGGTTTTGCTGACACTAGGCACGCCGATCAACGACGCCATCCGACCCCTGGTTGAGCAGGCGATTGGACTGGTGCAGAAACTCACGCCATTGGCCGCGGAAGCAGGCAAGAGAGTGAAGGAGGCGGTGATGTTTGTGATCGCAGCATTCAAGAGCGGGCAACTCCTTGATCTGATCACCTCGGGACTGCAGCTTGCGTTTGCCGTGGGCGTGAATGCCTTAACCAACGGCTTTCGTGTGGCGACTGAGTTCTTCTGGAACTTGCTCACCGATGGCGCGATGTGGAAGAGCTTGGGGACGACCTTGCTTGGACTTGTGGCCGGCTTCGGTGCCGCCTTGCTGAATGCCTTCCAGACTCCCATCGTCTATCTGCAAGCGGGCATGGAGTGGGTGGTCGCGCACTTGATGAAAGGCTTGCTCAAAATCCCGGGCATGAGCGACCTTATGGGATTTGAGCCGGATGACGTGCAGACGGATTTCGGCAAAATCTTGCAAGACTGGCAGGAAAGTGGTGCCGAGATGTTTGGCATGAACTTCAAGGAGATGTCGGAAGAAGCGCAGGCATTGATAGGACAAGGCGCTCCACAACTCGGCGAACGTGTTGCAGCAGCGGCCAAGAAGGCTGGCGAAACCACCGGCAGCGAACTCATCGACACCAGCGGCTTGCGGGATAGTTTCGGCAAACTGGTCACATCGATCCGCGATACTTTACCGAAGCCCGAGGAGGTCAAGCAAGCGGCCACGGCAGCCGCCAAGGTGACGACGAATACGACGCCTATGGCACAACCAACAGTATCGAGTCTCTCTCCCATCGTCACCTCGCTCGGCAAGGTTGGTGGTGGTGGCTACTCGTCCGGCACGCTGGACGCTCAGCGCGAGAACAACCGACTGACCAGCGAGACGAACCGGATACTTCGTGCGATGAGCGAGCGCATCAAACCGGGTGGTGCCGCATCCGTTACTGCCTTCGGTTGACGCCGTGCTCAGGCGTATATGCCGACACACGTTTCCATTCAACCCGGACGCCTCTATCCGCAACCAGGCTACAGCGTTCAGGTCGATAAAGAGGGCAAGTGGACAGCCACGCAAGTTTTCCTGTGCCATCGGAATTCTGCTGTGCAGCTCATGCCTCGCCCCGGCACCATTCACCCGGAAATCGGATTCATTGCTGTAGCCCAAGCGAACGTGAATTTCACCGAGGGAGACCTCGCGGAAATCACCTGCCACTATGCGGGCGCAGAGCCCAAAGAGAATGAGAAAGAGAATGCCGTTTACGCCATGGGACTCTCGCTTGCCGAGGAACCATTGCTCAGTCACAAACGATACAAGGAACTCCCGGCGAAGGAACTGGAGGCGCTCCAGTTGATCCAGTCAGGCAAGGACAAAGACGACCAGGGGAACAAGCTGCGGGACAAAGTCGAAAGCCAACGAGGCAAGGAGGCACTGAACAAGATCGAGCGCGGCCAGACAAGTTACTACAGCCCGCGTGTGACATGGAAAGAAAGCTGGGTGAGAGACAAGGCCGTCAAGGCTGCGGAGCTCAACAACATCGGCAAGATCGACGAGCCTCTCGGCCCCGTGCCGCCTCTGGCCGGTGGTCGCAACTGGTTGCTCAATGGCGCGACTCAGACGCAGGACGGCAAGGCGTTTCGCATCGAAATGGAATGGCTCGCCAGTGACCGTGGCGGCTGGGATGCAGAAATTTACACCGACTGATTGCTATGCGTTTGCCACAAAGGAAAAAACCGGGTGACCCGATTCTCGCAGCCGACTGGAATCTTCTGTTGGAGGCAATCGCTGCGCGCACACCTCGCCCTGGGACTGGTCTGGAGT